CCATTCGATGGTGTAACGAGAGAGAATGTACCTACTTGATCTTCGGGTGTAAGGGCCCAACGAAAGGACTTACCGTAGTTCTTATCGTAGTCCATAGCGTGAAGATCAATGAACTCACCAGATGCTCCATCGTGTTCTTCTTTCTCTTCTTCACGTTTAGCGTCAAATATAATATTAAGTAGGTTCACCGATTTCTCAATTTCATTACTGTATTCATAGTCACCTTCTAGATATTCAACAATGTCATTTAAAAAATTTTGTGTTTCTGCATGACGGGATATTACAATATTTGAAGATATTGGTTTGCGTATTATTGTTTTAATTCCTTCATCATGCACAACCCAAAGTACTGGGGTGCCTCTCTTATCATAAAATGCATAATCAGCAGCAAAAAGTCCATCAACATTTATCACACCAATTATATTATTTAATTTGGACTGTCCACCTCCCATAGTATTCTGAACAATAATGTCAATTGGTGCTATAGCATCTCGGAGTGCCGCGCCAAGATTGCGAATTGATATTTCTTTTGTTTGCATAATTTCTGAACTAAGTGGTGTTCTAATATAACCAATATGTAAATATCCTTGTATTATATTACCAGATGTTGTTTTTATTAATGCATATTGTTCTTTGCCTAATGTTTTGTACGTTTTAGAAAGTATCTTTATATTATCACCCTCATTGATAGTGGTGCCAGTTTCAAATGGTTTATTTTCTTTGATTTCCACCACAGGGGCCTCAGAGACACCACCATCAATGCGAAAATTCATTTTAGAATTCCACTTTGGATTGTTTTTAATATATCTCTCAAAAGACGGAATATTCATATCTTCTCCTTTCCGGTATATATATTCTGACAGAATGTCATTGAATGTGAGCGAAAAGGAGTTATAATATGCGTATGCAAAAGACATTTATTCATCAGAATCTTGTATTTGAAAATGTCCCGAGTGTGACCGAACCAAACGGAATGAGATACTATCAATTACCAAATGGAAATAAATATCCTAGCGTCACAACGGTAACTGGGTGGGAAAAGAATGATTTCTTTAAAAAATGGCGAAAAAACAATCCAAAAGAATCAAAAAGGGTTTTGCGACGAGGTAATAACCTCCATGAACTTATTGAGCGTTATCTGAAAAACGAAAATATTGAATTACTCACCGAGAATCCTGTGGTTTCTTCTCTTTTTGTGCAAATAAAAAAAACTCTTGATCAAATAGACAATATACACGCAATAGAAATTCCTCTATGGAGCGATACATTGAAACTCGCCGGTCGTGTTGATTGTGTTGCAGAATTTAATGGCAATTTGAGCGTTATTGACTTCAAGGGAAGCACCCATCAAAAAAGAATAAGTGATATTGAAAATTATATGCTGCAAGGAACAGCATATTCTATAATGTGGCACGAAAGAACAGGAACTCCCATACGGGAATTTCATATAATTGTGGCCGCAGAGAATGGACCTCCGTGTAAAATATTCAGTGGAAACCCAATTGACTATGTTCCTAGATTGTATGAAGTGATACAAACTTACAACGATCAAAATAAATACATAGTTACATGAACAACTACTTAGAATATATTCAAGAAGCAAAATCCACCAAAAATACCCATCTTACTCATATAGAAGATTTAGTGTTTGAAGGCAGCAGCAGAGCAGCAGAAGCAGTTTCTTTTCTAGAAGAAATTGCTAAGATGCTTGACGGTAACACAAACTCCAAAATAAATGCAACGGTTAAATGGGATGGCGCACCTGCCATATTCTGTGGAACCAATCCAGAAAATGGTAAATTTTTTGTTGGGTCTAAAAGTATATTCAATAAAACTCCAAAAATAAACTACACAGTTGCAGACATTAGAAAAAATCACTCATCTGGACTTGGAGATAAACTTGCTGCTGCACTTAAATATCTTAAAAAACTTCCAATTAGAGGTATAATACAAGGTGATATGATGTTCGGACCGGGTGATATTAGAACAAAAAATATAGATGGTGTGTCTCATTACACATTTAACCCAAACACTATTACATATGCAGTTCCCGTGAATTCAGAACTAGGTAAGAAAATTGGTTCTGCTAAAATGGGAATAGTTTTTCATACCACCTATGGCGGCAGAAAAATGTCTAACCTAACAGCAACATTCGGTGCAAATGTTAAAAGTTTAAAGAGGAATCGCTCTGTGTGGGTGGATGATGCTTCATTTAGAGACATAAGTGGTTCTGCTACTCTTACTGCATCAGAATCCTCTACATTGGATAGTATCATCTCTCAGGCAAAGCAAGATTTAAAATCTTCCAAATCTTTTATGAACGATTTAGCAGATCAAACAAAAATTGTTAAGTACCTGAATATATACGTTAACTCAAAGGTAAAAGAAGGAACAACCACTCTTTCCAATAAGGATTTTATAATTTGGATAAATGACAAAATAGGGAAAGATATGGGTTCAGTTACGACAGATGCTGCAATCAAAAGAAGAGAATCAGCACGGGACGAGGTGGTAAGTTATCTTAACTCCAAAAATAAGCAAATGGATTCTCTCTTTTCTCTGCACTCTACTCTTATAAAAGGAAAAATCCTTCTTTTGCGGAAACTTGAGTCGGTCAACTCTATTGGAACCTTCGTTCAAACATCAAAAGGTTTCAACGTAACCAAACCAGAAGGATTTGTTGCCGTTGACCATATTTCTAACAAAGCAATAAAAATTGTGGACAGACTTGAATTTAGTAGAGCAAATTTCAATCTTGCAAAAAATTGGGTGAAGGGGTAAATTATGAATAAAGATATGGTCAATATAAGAAATACCCGTGAATGGATTAAAATAAATGATAATTCTAAGTCCTATTTACACCGAGAAAAATTTATTGCAGAACACGGCGGGGAATTTATAAAAAATGGTAGTTCTTGGGTGTGGCAAATTATACATAGTAGTAGTAAGGAAGATCGTAAACCATTATATGAGTTTAAGGACAAAAATGGCGTGACTTACTTAGTAGATAACTTAATGAAGTTTTGCCGTCAAAATGACTTAAACAAATCTGCAATATATAAGGTAATGAATGGTGAGCGATCTCACCACAAAGGTTTTGTTTGTAAAAGGGTTTATCAGCAACAATCATAAGGAGAAACGATATGTTTTCAAGCGCACTAGGTACAATATTTTATAGTATAATAATTTTTATAGCGGGCGCAGCAATCGGTACTCCAACATGGAATTGGTTAAAATCTAAATTTCCTTGGAATAGATGATTTAAGATAAACCCCACCGATTTTCATATCTTTGAAAGGAGGTGGTCCAGAAACACTGAACCTACGGATGAAAATCGGTGGGGTTAAATAAAACGAGAGAGTGTATCCCTATATATGCTCTCTTGTTTTTTATACATATCATACAACGGAGAAACTTTATATGAAAAAGATGGTTTTCACATTTGGACGTTTCAATCCTCCCACTACTGGACATTTACTACTTGCTACCCGAGTCAAAGAGGAAGCAAGACGGCGAGATGCTGAACATACCATATTTGGAAGTAGCACTACCGACAAAAAGAAAAATCCCCTATCCTCTACAGACAAATTTCGTTATATGAAGAAACTTCTTAGAGGATTTAATATAATTGTGAATAAAAAACATAACACCCCATTTGTTGTGTTAAAACAACTTAGCGATGCAGGATATGATGAAGTTACTATGGTTGTGGGTTCGGATAGAGTAAACGAATTTAAACGATCTGTTGGTAGATATGTTGGACCTAAGAAGGAATTTAAATTCTCTAAATTTGAAGTAATATCTGCCGGGGAAAGAGATCCAGATGCAGAAGGCGTTGCGGGTATGTCTGCATCTAAAATGCGTGCGGCGGCAGCAGAAGGAAATCTCAGTGCATTTCGGTTAGGAATACCATCCAACATTTCTGAAAAAGATGTATTAGGATTATTTAAAGCAATAAGAAAAGGTATGGGAGTTCGTGGTGAAATTAAAGAATCATGGTTCAATTTTAATGAATTTGAGGAGTTTTGTGAATCTGGTAAAGTTTTATCAATAGAATCTGATTTGTTGTTGACTGAAATTTCGGCGCAAAACCGACGTAAACTTTCTAGAAGAATGAAACGAACCGCCAAGAAGCGTGCAAGGAGTCGCAAGAGAAAAGAAAAACAGCGAAAAAGCAAAACTCAATTAGCCGCAAAAGCAAAAAAAGAAGCAATAAAAAAAGTGAGACAAAAATTAATTAAAGGTATGAAATGGGAAGACCTCCCCTTCATGCAACGTGAAAAAATTGATGCCAAAATAAAGAAGAAGCAAAAGATCATTGCAAGAATAGCAAAAAGGATGATGCCTAACATGCATAAAGCAGAAAAAGAAAGACTAGAAAAAGTCCGATCTCGGATGACAACCAATGATCCTGTAAAAGCACTAGAAAGTGTTGATGATGTGTTTGGTAATTTCTTGCTTGAAGCAAAGGAAGCAAAAGAAGCAACCCGGAGGCTCAAGGACAAAGAATTTGCAAAGGGAACTGGAATAGAAAACCCCAAACAAAGAGATTCTGCAAGAAAGCGAGCAGAACGAGAAGCAGAAAAGGTGGGCGGTAAGCCTCGGTGGAGTGATCTTAAACTTGTCCGACCAACAGGAGGAAAAAACAAAGGGAAGATGATGCTCATCCATAAAGATGAACTTACGCATGGAGATTATGATATAGAAAACGAAAAGCCTTCTCGCGGTTCTGCTGGTTCTGCTGCACAAGAGGACGATTGGGTGTGGACAGTAACCGCAAAGAAAATGATTACACCATCAAAAGAAAGCCCCAAAACTAGAAATAAGGGGGAAGCAGATGTCACTGCTATAAAGGGTGCTAAAGGTGAAGATGGATCTGAAGAAATCAGCACAGCACAGAGTCCGGAACAAAAACAAACAGCAAAGGCTCAGGCAGACATGGCAACCCTAAACGCCAAAGAAAAAGAAATACAAGTTGCTACTGCTGAAAAAGAATTTAAAACACAACAGGATGCCGACCAAGACACTGAAAAACAACAAGCAGAGTTTGAATCACAAGCATATAATCCCGAAGCATCTGCATGGGAACAGCCACAAATGGTATTGCAGCCAAGGAATGCTTCCGATTTATCGGATGTGTGGGACGAATTGGAAGCACACGTTACCATTCGTGATAAAAACGAAGGTAAGCAATTCGAATATGCTATAACCGTTGCATCTGATTTATCTCGCGGAATGAGTATCGATGATATCATTAGAAAAAGTGAAGCCAATAGAGGCAAGAACCTATCTTTCAGTAAAGCAATGTTTGCTGTTGCAATAATGACATTGGGTCAACTTCCAGAAGAAGACAGAAATAACCTATACCACTGGGACGAATTAGGCATCCAAATAAACGGTGAACCAAAAACCGACAATGTAGTATTAAACGAAGACGGCAGCATTAAGTATAAAATTTCACTAAAAAATGATAAATCTTTCCAACTTTCAAGTCAACAAGGAAAAGCAACTGCTGCCGGATTCAGGGCTTCATTAGAAACTGTTCTTGAACGCGACCCCAAATTTAAAACAAAAGTCATCGATAAGTTAATTGAACGTGTTGGAAATCTCCCTACAAAAACAGTATCCTCAAAAAATGCTGATAGAGTTCGTGCTAATCCAAAAATGGCATACATGTTCACCGGTAGCGGAAAAATTAAACAGGAATATGATTATGATAAATTCCGAGATACTGCACAAAAAGAAATAACTGAAGAAGTTCTTAAGGTTATTAAGGATAATCCAGAATTTGCTCGCGCAATGGTCCATGAAAATATGACTGGCGCAAACAAATATGATGCAATGGGTGTTCCAGAAGCAGCAGCATCGCACATGCTGAGTCCACATGCATTTGAGGAAATAGGGGAAGATCCGTTCACCAGCCCCACAGTTGCAAGATATGCCGAAAAAGTATCAGTCCGTTTCCGTGGCAAAACACGAAAAGGTATAGGTTCGTCTGTATTCAGCACTGATATTACACAACCATCTATTACTTCAGATTCTGGTAAACTTACCGGACACGGAACAACTGTAATTAAAGACAGATCCAACCAAGGCGACGAATATGCTCGATCATCCGGAAGATTATTAGGCTTCAATGAAATGTTCTCTGTGATTGAACAAGCAAAACAAGTAGAAGAAAATGAAGAAAATTTACTCATTGATAAATCAGAAATTGAACAAGATATGTTAACAAATCCATATGAATTCGCTGCTCGTTCACTCACAGACCTTTACGACTTTGATATTAATATAAATAACCCCAATATAGAAGATTCTAAGGAATTCAATACCATTACCATAAACGGCAAAGAAAAGAAAATTCCTATTAGTTATGGCAACCACTTCCTCCGCCAAATAGCACAAAATAATGAAACAGACAACGATCTAGATGAAAATTTCAGAATAATGGTTGCTGATTATGTTGAAGAGGATAAAGTATTTCCAGTTTCCGCCCTCCCTGATTATCCAATACAAACAAAAGCATTCACGAAAGATTTATTTGACAAAACTCTAAACAGAGATAGTGGCTGGGAAATTGGCGATCCCCCGGAACCCCTAGACCTACACTTAAAAACACAAAAAACTGTAAAAGAAGAAGGAGGAGCGGGTGAAATAGGCACCAAAAAACTCCTCAAAAGGTATATAAAAGACACACCATATATGTCAATTAATTCTATATTCACAAAAAATTTCAAGTAGAGCATTAAAAAACAATAAATAGTCGTAGTTAACTACATGGAGAATGTTATGAAAACATACAAAAAACTGCAAGAAGACATATCAACCATTACAGAAAGTCAAGTTACCGTTGGTGGTGCTGCACGAAGCGCGCACAGCGATTTTGGTGTTCATCGGGTTGATCATCCAGAACAATTGGTTCGTCTTAACTCTTTCCTTAAAGCATTCACGCAAAGAGAGTTTATTGAACCAAAAAATGCAGTATCACAACTTCGGCATAAACTGAATCTTGCTGGTCTAGATTTTGATTGGAACAATTCATCCGAACTTTCAACGGACGAATCTACAAAACTTCCACTTAAAAGGTGGGGTGGATCGTTCGGAACTACTCCTACTCATAATCTACTTAAACAGGGATTCTATACGAGTGACAACATCTCAGAATTTAATAACGGCGTAGGTCTTGTATTAAAAATAGATCTATTCCAAGACGATGATGGTTTATATGAAATAGATGCAAAGATTGTACCAAACAACGAAGAATAAAAAAACATTTTCATCATGGATTTTTCGATTATTAATAAACAAAATTTTGAAATGTATGTGATGAAGATGTATAATAATCCTCAGTGCAACGACATGGAAGAGTTTTATGAAGACGTAAATCGGATCAAATATATCAAACGTTTATTAGGACGATATCACAATAAAGGTTTATTGAAAGAAAGGTTAGTGTTGAATCACATCATAATACTTAATAATGTGTTTGGATCAAATGCGTGTTGTAGAATACTTTTTTATAAAATAGACAAAAAATTTCATTCATATTTAAAATCATTTTTAAGTTATCTTAAATTTCTCCCATATTCAATACCAGAAGCCGACTGTGATGAAATTCCAACCGATCATAAGATAGATAAGATGTTGGAGAAAATGAAATGAATTTAAATGAAAACAAAATGGGCGAACTTAATAAAGTTATTAATGCCTTTACTGTATATAAATTCATTAGACTGATAATAATTCCCTTTACCAAAATGGATGCGTACCGCTACGGCATAATAGACAATAAAGGGAAGTTCCTTAGAAAACTTGATACCATCACTGATTCTAGAGAAAGAAAATCTGTTGATGCGTTTCATAGACTAATAATCAACATCAAAAAGATTATTGCAATGGTTCCTGATCCAACGCTCAGAGCGCGACTCACCACTCTTCCCACTGCAATGCTTCTATTAAAAGATGAAGCAGAAAAGGTTGGCGCAGACGGTAAATTTGTTCTTTATGAAATAAAGAAATATTTGTTAGAGGAAAAGAATTTTGATGTTGATTCTTTTGCATTAAATTCATCATTTGAAACGTTGCTGGAGAAAAACGAAGATGACGAATAATCAAAACATACCAGAAGAATATTTAAATGGTGATTTTGATTTTGGTTTTACTGCGGCAGATGAGGATGAACTTAACGCTTTAGTACAACTTGATGATCAGACAACGCCAGATGAAATTAAAGAAATGCAGGAAAAATTGGACCTTATTTTGCAAATGAATTCTACCTGTGAAGGCACCAATGAAGTTAAGATTCAATATGATGAATTGTTAGCAGCAAAAATGAATGAAATTGAAAAAGCAACATTACCACTGCTTCTAAATCTTAGAAAGAACAAAGAAAAAGATTACTTGTATTGGCCTGGTGGAGAACGCGAAGCGAAATGTGATTTGCAAGTACAGAAAATTCTAAATATTACAAGGAATGTTTAATGGGGTGTGGTTGTGGAAAAAATAAAAAAAGAATGCAGTCATCTAGAATGCCTATTTCAATTCCTAAACAACTCACACCTAGTCAAAGGAGAAGTGAAAGAGCAAAAAAATGTAATGCAAGAGAAAAAGCAGCACTCAAAAAATTTTTACCAAATGCAAAAAAGGTACAGAACTTTCAAAGAAAACGTAAAACATGAAAACATATAAACAATTAATACAAGAAATAATGACATCCGCAGGGGGCGGTATTGCCGGAATGCATCAGAGCGTAACACCTTCGGATAACCTTCCACAAATCGCAGGAAGAGAAGCAGATAGAATTAGAGTTCCCGCTAAAAGAAAAAAAAAGTCTAACGAAACATTTGCAGGCTGTCCTGTGTTTACAGTCACCAGCGAAGAATATGGCAATTGTCTTCACGGCAGAAAACGTCACGAACGTTGGTCGCGGAAAATGAATATGGAAGATATCAACAACCAATCAATTAGGACATATGCGCATCGCAATCCTGGTATGCCAGTAATTGTAAAAGATAGCACAACCGGAATCATGTCTTATTTGATTCCCCCTGTTCTAAAGGAAAAAACAAATAAATGAAATCAGTTCTCTTTATATTATTGTGTTTAATCCCGATAGCATGTGAATCAATACCAGACATCGTAGTTCGTGGCGATACATCACAAAGACTTGAATATATTGCAGATGAAGTTCGTCAAATACCGGAACCTGACGAACTTCCTGTAATTGCAGATCAAATAGATGTTGCAGCAGATGAAGTAGAAGTGCTGGAAGTAGAAAACTCACAATTTAGAGATGCAGAACGCAAAGAAGCGGTCCAAAGTTTATACTGGATTGCAAGTGTAACCGCAGGCGCAGGATTACTATTGTGCATTGGTGGCATTGCAATAGCAATATTTGTAAATCCTAAATTGGGTGCTTTGTTGTTCTTGATGGGTGCTGTCACTGGTGGACTTGGAACCTATGCTACACTATACATGGAACATGTTGGTATATTCGGTGGCATATTTGCAGGAGTGGGTGTTCTTGCTGGTATTGTTATTGTCATATATCAATTTAGAAAAGATAAAAAAGCACTAGAAGAAGTTGTCTATAGTGTAGAAACTGCAAAAAATGGCGATGAAGTAATCGACCACAAACAGTTTAAGAGAACTTCAAACATAATTCAATCAAGATCAACACAAAAAGAAGTTGCTAACATCCGTAAACAATATAAGAAATGGTCTGGATATGACATCCATTAACTTGTAGTGTCTGGATTCATTTGATCGTATAAAAATTTACAAATGAAATAAGAATCAACTATATCTGAAACAGGGTTATCTACCATACTTTTATCTGGTGTAATAATTTTTTTTAAATCATAGTCTGTGTCTTGAATAAATGATCTGTGCATCATTGTTTTATCTGCATTTCCTTTTCCGGTTGCAAACTTTTTAACAACAGTTGGTGGAATTATTTCTAAGGGAATTCCGTTATTGTGAATTTTATATTTCAACACACCCGTATTCTCTGCAATATGAAACACTTTGCCCTTAGAACCAAAAGAGTAACCCTCTAAGGCAATCTGGTCACAGCCAACAAGTTTGTCAATCGCCCAGTCTGCAATACTTTTATATCTTTCTTCGTCACTGTTCCAGTCCTGAGAACGTTCACCCTGAATATTATTAAGAAAGAAATCCGCATATTTTTTAGTATCGGTAAGAAAATAAAAACGACATCGTTTAAATGTAAACAATTCATTTTTAGCAGCAAATATACAAATTGCTGGTGTACGAATTGAATAATCTACTCCTGCTATAATCATAATTATTCTTCCATTCCAAAATGTGCTGCAATACACAACATTAAGATAATCAATAACTCAAAAAAGTTATGTGCTTCCAACTACAAACCCCTTACAAGTAAAGTCCCTATAATAAATCCTATAAGAGAAACTATCATCCCTTCAGGGGTTGACAGAAGCATCAATCGTGTTTTCCAAAACTCCTTCATGTTTATTTATACTCTCTTCTATCCAGTGTTTAAACATATCAACTCTTGTTGCAGAACATTCTACCGCTTCTCCATCTATAATCATAAAACTGGATATGATTCCGATGAGCAATTTCTGTCCATACCAATTAGTAAACACAGCACCACCAGAATCTCCATACCAAATGGATGTCTTGTTGGGGAGAAATTTAATCTCACCAATGTCTTCTAGTACGGTTCCAAAATACCTAAATGCTCCGGGTTTACTATATTTTTTGTAAAAAAAAGAAAAACCAACTGTTGTTATATCTGCAAACCTACAGATGAACTGACCACTATGCATGGTCACTGGTTTTACGCCATATGCCTCATGTTCTAGAAAAAGAAGTCCAATGTCATGGGGAACACGCATAAAAAGATTATACTCTGGGTGGAGCAGTGTCTCCGGTATACAGATAATTTCGTTCCCAAAGGAAACGTAAGATAACTCTATACCATCTATACAGTGCCCAGCCGTTAACACTACATTCGGTGCGATGAGGACACCGCTACCAATGATATTCCCCATGACATCAGACAGCGAACACACTGCTGGGTATGGGTCATTATCATAATTGACAGTTTCAAACCACTTCAGAAATTCTGAATTAGTTTCTACTGTTGTTATTTCTTTTATATTTTGTTGTGGAATTGGTGTCTGAGTTATACACCCTACTAACCATAATGCAGTTGCTAAGAAATATACACTTTTTAACTTAACCATTCCATATATTATTTATATGGATAAATGGTTATTTTATAATTTTGTTTATTTTATTTTTAGGATGGAGATTTTGGAGAAGGTCCAGGAAACCTTCTTCGCTTAAATCCATTGCTTACTTTGTTAAAGTTGCTTCTTGACACCCGCACCAGACGATCTTTACCATCTTTTCTTGGAACACGAACAGTCATATGAGATTCGGAAGAATGGTCCGTATGGACAACATATTCCTGGTCTTTATGGTAGCCTCGTCTTCCTTTTACAAAATCACCTCGCGTGAAGATTCTTTTTTCTTTTGCAGATTCATTCTCCTCTGTCGTGAAACCGGGAGTTCCCCACTTTTTGCTGTCTATTGCAGGGGTATCAATTCCTTCACCTTTCATATCAAACTTTCGTATCAACTCAGCCGCAGTTAGAATATTCCGAATTGATTTCTTTTTTTCTTTCAAAGAACCAGATACCACCTCTTCGGATCCAACCGACTCTGATTTCATCTTCAATCTGGCAAGGCGATTGCGTGCGAGACTAGAGATGAATTGAATTTTTGCATTAACAAGTTGTGTTAATTGTGCTTTATTCATACCATCAAGATACGATGTTAATTTCTCGTATGATTTGCTTGAAGGATCAACCCGACCAATCTTGCCATATGCGTCCTTCAATTGTTTGAGTTGTGCGCTAGTAAATTTGCCTTTCATCTTTCCACCAACTATTTTGCCGGGGAATTGCATTGGTCTATCTGCTTCATCCAGTTTTTCAACAGATTCTTTTTGTATTTTTTCCCAATCCTTGTGGGATATATCTGGGTGTGCTTCTTTACACAAACCTTTATGCGTTATTTCAACACCATTTTCATCCAGTTCAACGGATTCATCGAAACCAAATATTTTATTAATTTCGTTCGCCATATTTTTGGCGGTTCCAGTTATGACTTTCTTGTTTTTACCAAGACCAAGTTGCACATTGAAGTTATTACCTCTACTTGAGGTAATTTTCATATATTCATACGGAGTCTTTGGTGGTTTCTTACCAGTAAATTTTCCACCCTTCATGTTGATTCCGTAACCGGTCTTCGCAGTTCTTTGAACACTTTTTTCGTCCCATGCTTCACCCAAATGTTCAACAGACTCTTTTCTTGCAAATTTCTTTAGAACTTGACCAGCCTTTGCGGTGGGGTCAAGAACAATTGTGTAAGGTGGATTTGTACCTCGTCTTTGTGCGGACTGGTTACTCACAAATTCACTTGCTGCTGCTTTCTGTAAGTTATCGGCAACAACCTTACCGTTTTTATCTGTAACCACATAAACATTGCTTCGTACTTCATCCAGTTCACCGGGTTCCTTGCGTAGTGGCATATCACCCACCAACTTCTTCATTTTCTTAATGGCATCACTGTTACTCATTGTTCTTCCATCAAGAGATATTTCTTTCTTTCTTGGATAATGGTGTGCTGTTCTTCCAGCCTTTTTATACTTTGCAATCAAGTCTTGTATTTCATGTTTTGCTTCATCCAGTTCAACTGAGTCTTTAAGATCTCTTGACCATGTGGGCTTTAGTCCCCCCCACTTCTTTTTATTTTTTTCGTTCTCTGCTGCTATCTTTGCTGCGTCCTTTATTTTTTTCTCATGTGCTGCTTGTTGTTCTTTTGTTGGTATTTTTAGTATTTTATTAACCAATGTTCCACTACGATCAGGCATATCCGATGGTATCGTCCTCCTAATTTCATCCAGTTCAACGGATTCAATATGATATCCTTTATAGTCGCAATGCTCGCAACCTTCACCATCACACTTTGGGCATGTGACCTTTTTATCTTCCTCTACTTCAACGGATTCAAACTTTAGTTTACCAAGTAGTTCTTTGTTGAAATTCTTCTTTACTTGGGCAACTGGTCCTTGATTCACCACTCTGCCACTTTTGAGCATCCAAACATTACCTTTATATTCAAAATAAGATTTACCCAACCAGTCACCGAGTTTCTTGCCTTTTGATAATATTTCTTTAAAGGATGCTTCGTCCAGTTCAACAGACTCTTTGAACAGGTTAGGATACTTCTTCTCAATATGCTTTGCTGCCTTATTGACATCACCTTTGTACTTCTTAAGAATATTGCGAACAAAAACATCACCCTGTGGTCCACCACGGAATCCCTTCTTCTTGAGAATGTCAAAGACTTTCTTTGTATCACTATTTTTGTAGGCTTGCAACGCCTTGCGATATGCGGCGGGCACACTCTTTCCCTCATCCAGTTCAACATCTTCACGAATTCTACTTCTTGCTGCCATTGCGAATGATAACTTGATATACTCATCTCGATTTCTTCCGTACTTGTCAATGATTTCCTTGACAACCCTATCCACACGCCATCCTCGTTGCTTTCCGAAATGACTGATAACATTGTCGAGTGCTTGTCCACCATTTGAAGATCGGAATTCACGATAATACTTGTTGTCCATTACCTTCTTTAGTTCAATATGGATTTCTTTCCAGAATGCTTCACTGCCTCTGTTTTTTGCTTCATCGAGTTCAACGGATTCTTTAATGTCAGTCATAGAAACTGCCATATCACCGGCAGCGAGAGACACAGAACCATCTCGATTGTAGAGGGTGTACTTTACTCCTCTAGGGTTATCGACATGCTTCATGATAACTCTTTCAACCCCTTTTTTTCCTACGGTTCTCTTAGGACTTGTCACAACAAAAGTTTGAAAGTCTTTTCCCTTACGAATCGAGGAATCAAACCTGATTTTAATTTTATCGTTTTTCTTGAGTTTATTAAATATATTAAGCAGTTTTTTCATATCTAATGCTTCATCCAGTTCATCAACGGATTCCTTCAGGTGCGGGTAGTGCTTATTCATAATCTCATCGGCAGCCTTCTTGACATTATCTCGATGTTTCTTTAGCATGTTCTGAACAAGAGTAAACCCTTCTGCGGGGAGTTTGATGTTATTCTTTTTGAGAATGGCGTATACCTTCTTCTCGTTGCTTGTCTCATACCACTTCATCATTTCCTTGTAATCTTCATCAAGTTCAACGGATTCGTTTGCAATATCTTCTAATTCATTCTCGCTAGGTTCTCTTTTATCACTCTGCATTTCCATGTCCCGAGCAGGAACATTCTTCACAGTGCCATCTTCAAATTTTACCTGATAAATTTCATCATTTTCTGTGTCACCATCGCTGTCGACTTTCTTAATAACTCTACCCCGCATACCAAAAACAATGACCTTTTTGCCCTTCATGCGATCTTCATTTATTGCGACTTGCATTGCTGTTTCTACCAAACTTATAAATTCTTTTGATTTCATGTATAATCTCCTCATTTTATGTATAAAAAGCAACACCTCAGATTTCTCTGAGGTGTTACCAAAATGTCGGGATATTCCCGTTTCACATATGTATCAGAATGTAACACTCAATTGTGTGGTGACGAGGAATTCGCCATCACTGGTTGAGTTGTTCCAACCAGAACGATAGGTGTTCCAACCCGCAACGGCATTCGTTGAATAGCCGATTGAGTTCATCCACCGAACATTCTTAGACACTGCATAGTTAGCACCGACAGTCATTATGCCAAGGGTATCATTACCCAAACCAGACTGACCATACTCATACTGCAAGAATCCCTGAAGATTCTCGCTGCACTGATAACCAAGAGTCCCAACAAGACCATAGTTATCATCAGTGCCAGTGCCTTGCTCAGAAGCAAGGTACGAAATTGCTGCATCCCAATTACCACGAACGTATGAAACGTCAATGGTGTAGGTGCCGTAACTTTCTAAGTTATCAGCATCTTGGTATGCATATGCAGCACCAATACCGAAACCAGAGCCGAAATCATAGTCACCACGGACGCTGATTCCATAACCATTGGTTCCGATTGCAGCACCATTCGGGGTATTAAACCCATCATTGTATGATGCTGTTGCGCGGAATGGTCCCCAATCCTTGGAGAATTCCACACCTTGCGAACGACCCTGACCAAAAGTAGTAGCAATAAGGCTATACTCGCCAGTGACGTTATCTAAAGGTGATTCAGTGTAACCCTTATAGAAAGAAGTTACGAACTGACCGACCTTGACATCCGTACCAAAGACAGATCCTGAAAGGTATGCATCTACGAGATCAAAGTCACCAGCATTTGAATCGCTAAACTCACCGCTGACTTTGTAACTCCAGTCATATACCTTACCAGAAACTTCCAGTCGCTCGTATGGGAGATTGAACCCACTTGTACGAGCATTTCCACCACCATTACTGTACTGGTAGCGGAAAATACCAAACCCATGCAGGTTCACAGTTACAGGTGACTTTTCACCTTGCAACATAGCACGGGCATCAGCATCAGCAAGGATCTCACGAACCATGGCTTCGGTAGCCTCGGCTCGTTGTACATCCAAATTGCTGGGTGCTGTTAGTGAAGCAATCTTGGCTTCTGCTGCATCTAATCTGTTTTGTAGATCACCGTATGACTCGTCTGCCATTGCAATAGATGCAATGGATGCTACACTGACAAAAGCCAATGCACCGAGGAGCCATTTATTTACTTTAGGTATTTTCATGTGTATATCTCCTCAAAAGAGGTTCACTGACCAACTGCGTTAGTTGCAGCATTCCAAAGATCATGGAGTGCCGTGCCAAACCAAACAACACCTTTCCACGCGAATGGAACAAGTGCGAATGTGATTAGCATACTACGATTGATGCCTACCTTACCCAACGTGCGAGTAACCCAGTCATCTCCTCCACCACAACACTTATCTGAATTAGCCATTTTAATTCTCCTATTTAGAAATTTACCCTGGCTAAAGGGCTGGAGCGAATTGCTCCTCTAAGAAAAATGGGCATGATTGCCCATTATTTTTTTGATTATGTCTCTTATATAGACAGTTTAAGAAGCCTAAACCAATATAAGTCCTCCATTGTAGCGTCAAAAATGGGGGTGTCAAATAAAAATTAGAAAATTTTTTCTATATAAATACAGTACAGGAGACAACACTATGCCAACAGTATTAGAATACCTTGAAGGTTACTTCGGTGGCCAACTAAACGAGTCAATCACCGATGATGACATCATGGAAGCATTCTATGATCTATTGGAAACTGCTGATGCGGTTGAAGTGTATTTGAATGAAATTGGTGGTGAAGTTAACGAGTTAAAACTGCCAAAGGGCCGGATGCCATTTTCCAAAGTTTCTAAAAAACAGGCAGTACAAAGTTTTGTTCATGGACTAAGAAATCCAAAAAGGGTAAGAAGATCAGATCCGGCGGGTAAAATGACAAGCAGGCGGTGGGATGATAGTCCCTCTAAAGACAGACCCGCAGACTATGGTATGAGCGGTGCTGATTTGTCGAGGGGGGGTAAACCATCACGAAGACAAAAAAGAAGTGAATTTAGAGGTGTTGCACGCAGGCCCATTGCACGGGGGTTAGTACATGCTATGTCTTTAGGTGGTACTGCCATAGGATCACTGGACCAAGCAGCCGCTAACCGAGCGATGCGAAAAAAACGTGCGTCAGTGTTACGCAAACGTGCGTCAGAGAAACCTACCTAATCGGGCACGCTCCAGAAGAACACTCCACACCCTCTAAAACCCCACCAGTTGCTACAACTTCAATTTCCTTGAGTCGTGTAATACGTTTCTCATACTCTTCTTGACTAATTTCCTCGTAAGGTGCTTGATCAAAACCATGATCTGAATGCAGCAAGAAACTAACAGTTTTCAGTGAATTCTCGTAGTTCTTTTCCATCCACTGCTTAATCTTATCAAGTTCTTCAAGGTGGTAGTAGACAGTCACAGACACCGAATTGTCTGACCATTCTCTTTGTATTTTTGCTACAAGTTCTAACTGTTCAATGGCTGTCATGTCACGCGCCAGGAGCGTGCCTAGAGGCACAGAACACGGGAATTCCACTACAATGGTGCTGTGATCCTCTGTTCCATCAAAACGCTTCACATACTCTGTGGGGTATCCTGCGTTCTTACAGGTATCTACCAGTGCATCATCGCTGGACATTCTAATTCGTCTGATGTAATAATTTGCATATGCGGGATGTATACCAGGCGTACTTCCAGACAAGAGCGATAAAGTACCTGAAGGTTTTGTTGTGGTGAGTCTAACACTCTCGGCATATCCCTTCTTTTTTGACCACTCCTTATCATATTCTCTCAAGTCATTATAACACTCATCCA